TATTTAGAAAATATAATGGTAAAGAGAGAAGCATTTCTTGCTGAACATTATGTTGGAGATTTAATTGCTGATTCTACAGGAGATATAGTATGGAGACCAACTGCTTCAAAATTTCCTCTACGTTCATATGATATTTCAACAGGAGATAGAACTGGATGTTTAGAGATATTTGAAATGCCACGTAAGAATGGTGAGGGACAGATTATAAGAGGTAGATACATTGCAGGGATTGACCCTATTGATGCTGATGCTGGTGGTTCCTTATTTAGTATATTAGTATTAGATACTTTTACTGATAGAATTGTAGCAGAGTATTCTGGTAGACCAAGAACAGCCAATGAGGCTTATGAAGTAGCATTAAGAACATTAAAGTTCTATAATGCAGAAGCTAATTATGAGAGTAACTTAAAAGGTTTATTTAGTTACTTTGATAAGTTTAATGCTTTACACTATTTAGCTGATACTCCTCAAATACTAAAGGATATGGATTTTGTTAAACAGACTAATCTATATGGAAATAGAGCTAAGGGAACACATGCTAATAAGGATATAAACAAGTGGGGTAGATTACTACAAGCAGACTGGATGTTAGTTAAAGCACACGGAGATGAAGATGATGCAAGATTGAATCTTCATAGACTACGTAGCTTAGCTTATATTGAAGAATGTATTAAGTGGAATTCTGATGGTAACTTTGATAGGGTGTCTGCAGGAATTATGTTATTTATTTTAAGAGAGGATAGAACTAAGAGAACTAACTCAGCTAAGAATAATGAAAATAATCCAGTAAAACTTTTATCAGATGACTCATTCTTTAGAAGAAACTTTCCGCAAGTAAATGACAATCAAACAAATGTTTTTAATATAAACAAATAGCTATTAAGAAACAAGTCATTTTTTATATTTCATAAAGAATGACTTGACTTTAATAAAAAAAAGTAGTATATTTGTAAGTTTAATTAAATGATATGGCAAGAATAAATAATATACCTCTTCCACCACAACGTCTTCCTTTTATTAATAAGACAGTAGAATGGCGTAAAGATAATATGGACCATGCTGATACACATTCTTTCTATCATAGTGAGAGTGTTAGACAGACTCTTAGAAATAAAATTATCAATCTAAATTTGTATAATGGAATTGTGGATGTAAGAGATTTATCTGCAGTTGTAAATCCATATAATATGGATGCAAATTTTGTGCCTGATAATATACCTCATCACCCTATAGTAGTTCCTAAAATAGATTTATTAGTAGGTGAGGAGACAAAGAGAAGATTTGACTGGAGGGTTATAGTAATCAATCCTGATGCTGTAAGTAAGAAAGAAGAAGGGAAGAAACAAGAACTTATGCGAAGGTTAACTGAGTATCTCCAATCCAACTATGAAGAGGAAGAGCTTAAGGCCAAAATGACAGAGTTAGAAAAATATATAAAGTATGACTGGCAGGACATTCGTGAAAAAATGGCCAACCAAATACTTAGACATTATTGGGCTGAACAAGAGTTCGATATGTTATTTAATAAAGGATTCAAGGATGCTTTATTAATGGCTGAAGAAATATATCAAGTAGATATAGTATCTGATGAGCCTAAGTTAGAAAAACTTAATCCATTGAAAGTATATTCAATTAGGTCTGGTAATTCAGATAGAATTGAAGATTCAAATTTAATTATATTAGAAGACCATTGGAGTCCTGGAAAAATTATAGATTATTACTATAATGAATTAAAACCTGCTGATATAGACTATATAAATGATTATAGTACTAAAACATCAAAAAGCAGTTATTCAGATGACTCTAATAATCATACACTATTAAGAGATGGGTTACCAAATGGTGGACTAGATTTTACTGGTGGTGGTATGGATACCTTCTTTAATATGGCTGAGATAAACGGTCATTACTTTAACTCAAATTATACAGATGAGAATGGTAACATTCGTGTATTACGTGTTTACTGGAAGTCACTTAAGAAAATTAAAAAGGTTAAGTACTATAGTGAATTAGGTGAGGAAGAGTATAAGATAATGTCTGAAGAGTATGTTGTAGATGAGGAAATGGGTGAAGAAGCCACTACTTATTGGGTTAATGAATGGTGGGAAGGAACTAAGATAGGTGAAGACATATATGTTAATATGCGACCTAGAAAGATTCAATTCAATTCGTTGAATAACCCATCTACAGGACACGCAGGAATTATTGGACAGGTATACAATACCAATCAAGGTAAAGCAGTATCTTTAATTGATAGATGTAAAAACTATCAATATATGTATGATGTTATTTGGGACAGATTGAATAAAGCTATTTCAACTAACTATGGTAAAATATTTGAACTAGATTTAGCTAAAGTACCAGAAAACTGGGAAATAGATAAATGGTTACACTTTGCAGTTGTTAATAAGATTGCTGTAGTTGACTCATTTAAAGAAGGAAACCACGGAGCATCTACTGGGAAACTAGCAGGGTCTATGCAACAAAGTAGTAAGGTAATGGATATGGAAACTGGTACTTATATCCAGCAACATGTACAGTTATTAGAGTTCATCAAGAATGAGATGGGTGAAATAGCTGGTGTTACTAAACAACGTGAGGGATCTATTCATCAAAATGAAACTGCATCTGGTGTAGAACGTTCAGTTAACCAATCATCACATATTACTGAGTTCTGGTTTGCAGGACATGAAAAAGTTAAACTAAGAGTTTTATCTGCGTTCTTACAAGCAGCTAAGGTAGCACTAAAAGGAAATAATAAGAAAGTACAATACATATTAGATGACCAAACTATTGAGGTTCTTAATATGGAAGGTGAAGAATTTAATGAGGCAGAATATGGTTTAGTAGCGACTAGTTCTTCTAAAGCTACAGAACTTGAACAAGCTCTTAAATCACATGCCCAAGCTTTCTTACAAAATGGTGGTAGTTTCTCTACTATTATGGATATTTACTTTAGCCCTAGTTTATCTGATATGAGGCGTAAGATTGAAATTGCAGAAGATGATATGCATCAACGTACTGCACAGTCTCAGGAACAACAGAATAAGATTGCACAACAAGCACAAGCAGATGCTATGGCTTTACAACAAGCTTTAATGGCTGCTGAGGAAGCTAGAAGTGTAAGAGAAGATAATACTAAACGTTACATTGCAGAATTACAAATTGCGGCAAAAGCTGCAGATAATGATGACAATGAAAATGAGATAGGTGATTCTATTGATAGAGAAAAATTAGCACTTGATAAAGAACAAATGCTATTAGATAATTTCAATAAGACTAGAGAACTTTCAAATGACATGATTAAACATAGTGACCAAATGGAAGTGGAATTAAAGAAAATCTCAGCAATGAGACAGAAAGCTACGGTAAAGAAATAGCTATTATAAAAATGGCAAAAGTTGATATTTTCACAAAAAAGTATTGACTTTTGTCATAAAATTTATTATATTTGTAAATTATTAAGGGAGAAACATTATGGAAGGAATACAAGAAGACTTTGGAATGTCTTTATTTGACAACCAAGATAATCTAGAAATTAACTATGCTGGTATACCAGAAGAATATCTAGATGAAGATTTTAACCCTGCAGATGGTAAGCCACCTGTAGATGATTCAGTAGAAGGTACTGAAGACAATATTAACACCAACGAGGATGAAAATCCAGAGGACGTAGTTGGAGATGAGGACCCAGAGGGCGATGAAGTATCAGATGATTCTTCTCCCAACCCTTATTCTTCCTTTGCATCTGTTCTAAGCCGCCAAGGCTTATTGCCCTCACTGGACCTCGAGAAAAATGAAATTAAGACTGAAGAGGATTTAGCTAAAGTTGTTAAAGAAGAAATTGACAATCAAACTAAAAATTTTATTGTTTCAAAATTAGGCCAGGAAGGTTATGAAGCATTAGAAAAAGGAGTAAGTCTAGCAGAGTATCAGCAACACCAAGATAATGTATTAACATTAGATGGTATTACTGATAGTACTATTGAAGAAGATATAGAATTAAGTAAAAAAATTATATACCAAGATTACCTAGCACAAGGTATGGATGAGAGTAGAGCTATGAGACTTTTAAAGAGGTCTATTGATGCTGGAGAGGATTCTATCATAGAAGATGCTAAAGAGTCGTTAGGAAGCCTTAAATTAACTGAGGCGAAGAGAATGCAATCATTAGTTGCTCAAAGAGAAGCAGATTTCAAAAGAATGGCTGATGAGCAAGAAAAAATAGATAATGATTTAAAAAATGCAATTTACAACACTGATGAATTTATAAAAGGTCAGAAAGTAAATAAAGCAACACAAGATAGAGTTTATCAAAGTATAACAAAAATTGTTGGCAAGAACGCAAATGGTGTTATGGAAAACCAACTAATGAAAGATAGGAGAGAAAATCCTATTGACTTTGATACTAAACTTTATTACCTATATGAAATAACAAAAGGATTTAAAGATTTTTCTTTGTTAGAAAACAAAACTAAGACTAAAGCATCTAATGAATTAGAACGGGCTTTAAAGGGAATGAAATTTGATAGTTCTGGAACAACACCAGCATATTTGTCAGACCCAAATAGTTATAGCGGAGGTGTAGGTTCAGAAATCGTACTTTAAAATAAAAGTAGATAAAATAAATAAAAATTAATTTAATTAACAAATTATGAGTTTAGGAAAGTTTGTAATGACCAAGGGGCAATCCTGGTCAGGTTTAACATTGAAAAACCACATTGGTGCTATTTTTGGTAGTCAACCTCAATTAGTATCTCCGCTTACAACTGTTCTTTTACAAAATTCTGGAATGAAAAACCTAGACACTACCCTCTCACTATTTCCTGAGAAAGTTCTAGAAACTTCCGATGATTTTGTGTGGAAAGTAGTAGGTAGTGATGAACGCAATATACCGTTAGTGGAGGCACGTGCTGCTGGGGCAACTGTATTATCTAGCGACACTGGTGTAGGAGCTGCGAGGGGAGTTATTGAACTTGTCTTCGGAGAAAAGTACTTTAGTCAAGTACATATAATTGCTGGTAATAGGCCAGATGACTATCAGTTCAGATTAATTTCTGGTGCTGAAGAAGAAAGTG